CCACACTCTTCCGCACCGAGGGTGAAGCTGGTGTTAGCACTCGCAGCTCGTCGCATGACGTTGAAGCCTGCGTCGAGGAGGTTACCAGACTGATCTTCTAGCTGCAGAGAGGTTGTCTCGCCTGTACCTAGTGAAGTTGACTGTATGAGTGCTTGGCCAGACGCTAGCGTGACTTGTAAGTCAGTAGCCGTAACTGTCTCCGCACTAAAGTCCGTGTCACAGAACCACGCGTTGGTCGAGAAGCTGTGGCCGAAGCCTAGAGTCGCTGTTCCACCGGGTCTCATCTCCCATAAAGTGCCGGACATGAATACTCGCAGCAAGTCAGCGGTAGTTGTGTTTCTGAACTCCAAGAAGTTGGAATTGCTTGTCCCATCGAGGTCTAATCTAGATGTATGGGTCCACACACCACTAATAGATTCGACGGCTGTTTTGTCTACGAGGTTCGCTTCGAGAATGCCACCGTAGCTCGTTGCGGTGATCGCATCGAAGTCAGCATCAACTGCACCGGCTTGAATAGCAGTGATGCCCGAGATATTCCAATCAGTGGTATTCGCAAACACTGTGTTGAAGTCTGTACCGTCATGCGTGAACGTAGCTGTGTCTGTAGCAACACCTGACGCTTGAATCTCAAGCCTGTCGATGTTGTCTAGCCCGAAGCCTGCGCCATCTATGTCGCTGGCCCACGGCGTAAGTGCCGTACTAGCGGGGGCTTTCCAACTAGCTGTAGTTGCCGTGTCTGCTGAGAGTACCCACCCTGCTGTAAGACCCGATAGGTCGAGCAAGTTTATCTCTGCTGCTGTAGCAGTGAGACTGCTGGTGAATGCGTATGCTGTATCCCAGTTTGTGCTGTTGTCTGTAAAGTCTGTTACGTCTGCTATGACGTGCGTATGCGACGCTGCCGCATAGTTTGAATCTGGGTAGTTGACCCATGCACTTCCGTTCCAGCGGAGTACATCTCCCGTCGTGGGAGAGGGGGCCGTTACATCTGTCAGGCCATTTAGTGCTAGGCTAGACGATGCGTGGGTGTGCCCGATCAGGGCGTATCTGCGATCTGCCATGAGGGCTCCCTTAAAAGGTAGAGCCCCCCGAAGGGGGCTATACCATTACTGCTTAAGCAGGTACAACGATTGCTACACCAGCTTCAGGACGGAGGACACCAGATCCGTAGATCGTGTCAGCGGTGAACAAGTCACCCAGCCATTCCTGTTTGTACTGCGTCTGTACACGCGGACGAAGTTGCTCGATGAAGACAAAAGCCTCCTTCTGGAACAACAAGCAAGCGCGCTGATCGACAGCCGAAGCGCCGTCAGCTACAGTCGGACAGTTCGTCGAAACGAACACGTCTACGCCGTACAGGTTTCCGATCATGCCGTTGCGAATCGTGTTCGCACCGCCGACTTCGCCGACAAAGGCCTGCTCAGTGAACCGAGCAATACCCGTCAGAGACTTCTTCTCGACAGGCGGAATAACAAGAACACGACCTGCATTAGGTGTGTCGTTGTCATCCAACTGACGGATGATCTCGCGGATGCCAGCGTCTGCCAGAGCGGCAGCGTTACCAGCGTTGGTGTTAGCAGCCGGGTTCCAGACCGTGCTACCGTCAGAGCCGATAACGGCCTTCGAGTAAGCTGATCCTTCAACCGTCGGAGATGCGTCAGCACCTGCCAACTTAGCGCCTTCGCTGTGAAGCGCGGTATCAACCTGCTTCGCGAGGGCGTAACCAGCGTCGTCCGTGTAGAACGCACGCAGGCTGTCGTCTGCCTGAATCGCAGCGATGTCTTCGATCAAACGAGAGTACTCGTAGTGCTGATCGATGAGGTACTGCTTCTGTGTCTCTTGATTTGCAATCAAGGTTACTTGGGTTTCCGCACCCTTGGACGTAGCAGAGCCACGAACAGGATTCGGTACATGGAAAGTGTCACCCTTCCGGCCACTGAACGGCATGTTAACTACCAACTGCGGCATAACAAGATTGCTCTTGTAAGCAGCGATAATTTCATCCGTCCACAACTCACGTACAAATGCGGAATTGGAACGCGTACGTGAAGCTGCAGTGACTTCGGTTAGTGCGACATGGTTTGTGCCTAAAGCCATTATATCACCTATTGAAGTTTGAGTTAGTCAACAATACGACCTTCCTCATAGGCTCTGGCAATAGAATCAGCGTGCGCCTTTAACCAACGATCTGCTTTGAGGTCCCCTCTCTTTGCAGAGAGACGTGCCTCCATCAGGTCATTACGAGAGTATGTCTCGTCCATTGCTGGGGCTGCTGGCGAACCAGATTCGAGTATGGCGTCAGCTAGCTGTTGCTGCTGTACTACCTGCTCTTGTCTTTGTGAGTCTTGTGCCTCTTGCCTACGATTCGTTTCGTAGTACATTCCGAGGATTTCCTCGGCAGCATCGAAATCACCACTGTCTGCTTCTTGAAACATCCGCTGGCGGTAGGGGCTTTCTTGCACCCACGCACCAAAGTCTGCTTCTTGCACACGCTCACGCCAGTCTGGAAACTTCCCTTCCAGTTGAGAGAGTTTTCTCTCCAACTTCAGTTGGTCTAGCTCTGACTTGAGTGTAGTTAATTCGTTAGAGGACTCTTCCCTCACAACGCGACGTAATACTTCGTCCGCGTTCTCGTAAAGATCATCAACCGACACAGGTTTGCTGGTTTCCTGTGCGGGGCTGGAAGCCTGTTGCTGTTGGATATCGAGCAGTTGATCTACTGTCTTCCTCATAGAACCCAGATCTTGGGCCTGTCGGGAGTTCAGTTTCTCCAGTTCCTCGTAGGACTTGATCACATCTGTGATGTCCTTGTTAGCGAACCGTTCAGGGATATAACGTCCCGTCTCTGCGTCTCTGGCTCTCTGATCGCTCTGCTTTGCTGCTTCGCCAATCTCGCCTTCGATACCACCTACATAGTCTTCGTACTTAGCCATATTGTCAACTCCTGTTGATTTAGGTACCTCAATAGAGGTATTGTCCTAGTGGAATAGGGTAGTGGAGTGGATCTATTACCCCTATTATTTGATGGAACCATGCTCTCGTATGGCTTTCTCTTCCTTGGCCTTCTTGTCTCGGCGCATCTTATCGAAACGCTTGATAGCTTCAGGTCCGGCGGAATCGCCCATCGCTAGTGATGTCCAGTGTGGTTGAGCGGGTGTACGGATTACCTGCTTGGTAGCAGTCCCACATTCGCTGCATATCTGATCCTTTCGGATCGATGCTTTACACCAGATGTCTTCTTCATGTCCGCATGACGGACACGTATATTCATACGTCGGCATCTTCTAGATCCTCTTCTAGCAAAGCACGCTGCATGAGCGTCACTTCTTCAAGGTTCTTGATCTCTGCTAACTGTAATGCCTTGCCTCTCAGGACGTTAACGTGATCCCATGACGGCTGCTCTAGGGCATCTGCTTGACATTGGTATATCATTGCCGTGGCTTCCTCGACAAATGTCTTCCACCCTTGGGTAGCGAACATTTCTTCGAGTGCGTCAAAGTACTCTGTTTGTTCCTGTGTTATTGCCTTGCTCATTTGTCGCCTCCTTATACATCTCGACGTCCTCTTTGTAGATCTCATTAACGAGAGCTAGAAGACCGTCGTCGTAATATTGCTCCCACGTATTGTCGGAGCGTAGTTTCTTCTCATGTCCCCAGCCCAGCTTGTGCAGGTCTGTTATGGGAATGAGTTCGAACTCTCGCCAGCGTGGGTGTATCGTAGTCTGGGGTACCCAGTGTTCATTACAGTTCTGGACCGCTGTCTCGACCCATCCCTTGAACTCCGTGTCCTTATCCAGCAGATACCTGCTGACGTGTTCTGGGACTTCGGGTATGTACGAATTGTGAGGGCCGGTGAACCACCGCCACGCACTTACCAGTCTGTCCCGAGGATCACGCACTATCATACGTACGTGGTCCCCCGTTTGTAGCTCGGTGTACATCACAGGCTTAGGTAAAGCCTTCTGCATGGATGTGCTTGCTACTTTAAGCGTCTGAGCCCATACCTCTTCTGTACCGCGTATGCGAATGTACTTACTTGTTGGACCGCTTTGCTTGATCATTGCGCGCCTTCATAGCCTCTACCTGAACCTTCTGCATATTGACTTGATTCTGCAATGCTGCTTGGCGTGCTTTCTCCGCACCAGTTGCGGCGTTTGCAGCGCTGATCTCCAGACGGTCGTCTTCGAGATCGGCGTCAATGTACTCGTGTACCGTCTTGGCTTCTGCGAGCTTCGCGTCAGCTTCCAGCTTCGCGACCTTGGCAGCCATCTCGGCTACCTGTAGCTCTGCCATCTGCATCTGCAACTGCTGTTGCTTCTGCTGCATAGCCTGCTCTTCTTCTGAAGGAGGCTGGTTCATCTGCTGTATAGCTTGCTTCAGGGTATCCTTGTCCGCACTGTTGGTGTTCTCGAACAGGGCCTGAATGATCAGTCCGTGAGCAGGGCTCTCGGGTGGTACGAAGCCTAGCATCTGTACTAACTGCTGGTTCTCGACTTCGCGTGCCATGATACCGATGGTACCACTGACCTTGAACTTGATGTCCTGCGGGTAGCGGGGCTTGTCGAACTGCATGTACCGCCACAAGGACTTGGTTACGAGGGCATCGAGATACTTCTCAACCCTGCGCATCGTGCGTTTGCTGCGCTTCAAGAACCCAGCTTGCTGCATTGACATGCCGCTGGAGGTCTCGTTCCGTCGGTTCTGACCGATAGGAATAGCGCTGTCCATTGCGCCCGTGGACATAGATACCATACGTTCTAGGTCACTGGCGTTCTGGAAGGTAGCTTGTAAGCCCGGAGCGTTGAATCCCACTGGCTCGATGATCTCGCTCGGGCGACCCCGCGTCAAGAAGAATCTGCCCGGCCTCGTACGTAGATCCGGATTCCGTGGCATACGGGTTATGTCGGCCCCCATCATCGGGGCTGTCATGAGGGCGAGGGCATCTATGCGCGCTCGCAACTCTGCATCCAGTGCCTTCTGAGGGTTGTATCCCTTCTCGACCACACCACGTCCCCAGAACTGTCCGGGTACGCTGTCGTGCTGGTAGGCTACAATGGGCCGGTCTTTCATAGTGAACGGAGACTTGACAGCCTTGAGGACTGTGGTCTCGTTCGCAATCACGACAATGGCTTCCACCATGTCGAAATCATCATCTTTAGCATCCGGAAGGAGGTATGCTGGTACCTTGCCGTAGTACTCGGTAAGCAATACGCCATCATCCCGCGAGTCTACTGACCCACCGTTGATACCGTCCGTGCTACCTTTCTGGCTGCCACTGTAGGATTCTACAGCGCCCTTCAAGTATAGCCCTGACTTCTGCTTTGCTTTGACCGTGTGCTTGGGTTTAACGATCTCATGCGCACAAAAGAGGGCATCCTCTATGGAACATGCCGACGGGTCTATTACAAACTCGTCTGGTCTTACTGCCTCGACGGTCACCTTGAACTTCTGGGCTTCTACGCCAGTGAAGTCCCTCTCCCTCTCAACGCGTACGTTGACCTTGGAGATGCCAGTACCGTAGACACAACCGAGGAGGTACGTGTCAGCGATCCCTTCGGGTACACCGCATAGCTCGAAGTCTTCGAGTAGCTGGTCCCGATATACAATAGCGTCGTCCTTGTCTTGGTCTTGGATGTCGTCTTTGATGTCCAGCCAAGCTGTACGCCCAAATGTGGCCTCTTCCATCTCGGAAGCGGTCATTTCTACCGCCTGCTGTGTAGCAGGGGAGATGAGCTTGGAACGCTCGCTATCAGTAGTCTTGTCTTTCTGTGTGTGGAATCCACGCCAGATGCGTGTAAATTCCTGCCATAGCTCTCCATACGCAGCATCCCGAACGTCACGTCCGTGCTGTACCTTGTCCATCACATAATGGACTAGGCCCTTCATTGGGCTACCCAGAGGCTTTTCTGAGTCGTTATTTCCGAATTGGTTGGGGATCATGCGTTAGTATCCTGATAGATCGTCAAGTGGCTCCCAGTCGTCTACGAAGTCCGGGCCTTCCCACCAAGGGTCGGCCAGTTGGTCAATGTATGCGACTGCATCGACGAGGTCGTCGTGCGCCAGTTTTGAGGGGAAGTCCTGCGCTTGAGATAGGAACTCACGATTCCACTCTCCTCGTAGCAACGAGACCCGGCCTTTTTCAGCACGGCCCTGTAGCGCCCATGCGATTCTGTCTGTCTTGTGCTGGTTACCATGCGTTAGGTCTGTCACCATGAAGAATGTACCGAGTCGGTTCTGCTCGTCCTCTAGGTACGGCATTACCGCGTTCTTGGACATGCCCTTCTCGATGCCAAACTTCCGGGGTCTGTAGTCCCGATAAGCCTTCACAAGGCGTAGCGCGGTCTCCCGCGTGTCCCACTGCCCATATATGATGTCTACTATACACCACCCCTTGGCGTGGTTGGCGACAACCGCTATAGCGTGGTCATCCAGCTTCTTAATCTTTCTGCCTCCCTCCGTGGACTGGAAGCCCGCGAGGTCAGCCGCTATGTAGTAGTCGCACGGGTATGGCACCGCATCCACTATGTGGAACATATCCGCCGTGAGGATCAGTCCTGCTCCGCCTTCGAAGCTAGCCTCAGCCTCCTGAGCGAAGCGCTCGGCGGACATACGGTCCCTCATCTCCTCAATCTCGGTAGAGGGCAGGTATGGGTTATCTATAGACCCAAAGTGCCACGACTTCCAAGTGGGGAACCCTTCGTCGTATCCGCGCTGGAAGAGCTCGTAGAAGTGATTCTTGCCGTCTGGGGTACCAATAAATAGGGCACCACCCTCACTCCGTGATAGCTGTGGAGAGATTATCATCTCCCACACCTCTTCCTTCATAAACGCGTATTCGTCTAGTACGACGTAACTCAGGCCCGTACCGCGCAGGGAGTTCGGTCGATCTGCTCCCTTAATGTGGATAGTCCTACCGTTCAGGAGCCTCAGAGAGGCCTCATTCTCGTATGCCTGTGCTATGAGATCCTGCCCCAGTTCCTTCAGAACGGGCCATAGAATCTCCTTACCCTGTGTGAACGTAGGCGCAACGTAGTACACCTTCTCCAGAGCTAGGTCGATCTCCTCGCCGTCCGAGCGGACCTTGTGGGTCTTGCTCGTCTCGACGAATAGAGTGACAGCAGCAAGGAACGATTTCCCGAACCGACGTCCCGCAGCCACTACCTTGTAGCGTGCGTCGTCGTAGAAGACCTCCTCCTGCCTACTATGTAGGCTTACTTCCATGACGTATTACTGGCTCCGACGTGTGCCGTTCTTGTTCTCGTCCGAAATTTCCTTAGCCCACTCTGTGATGGACTTGCCCGCCTCGGCGCGTGCGCCGGGCGTACGAGGACCGCCGGGCTTACCTTTTCCGGTGATCTTCTTTGGTTTTCCGCCCGACTCGGGCTTCTTCATTTCACTCATGTCAGTTCCTCAAGTTGCTTCATCCGCGCACGGATCTCAGCCGCTTTGGCCTTGTTACCTTGGCTCTCCGCAGCTTTAGCTCTGGCTTCCATCTCCTTGAGGAGCCTTTGCTTATTGGTCTCAGAGTCGTCCCGGCCTACGCCAGCCTTCTCTTTGACCCGCTTGGCCTCTTTGGCCGCAGCCTCAGCAGCCGCACGCTGCTGGGCAGCACGGGAATCACGCTCTTGGTTCGAGCCCTCAGCGGCCTCAACGGCGCTGTCGATTACTTCTCCGCGATTGCGGAGGATGTCTGCTGTACTATTAGGCATAGCTCTAGCTCTTGCCGTCTTTGCCGCGAGATTCGCTCTGCGAACTGCCGTTAGAGCCAGTCTGCGGAGACGGAGCGCTTTCTTGACGTGGAGCCGATTTGGGTACAGACGTACCTACGCCGCTCTGCGTTGGGGATTGCTTGTCACTCATTGTTAGATTCCTCTGGTTCGATATCGATTGGGGTCCGGACCTCTTTTACTTCAGCCTGTCCGGGGTGGCTGTTAATCTGGATCGCCACCCTCTCGGAGGCTTTGGCGTCATCGTTGGTGGATTTGCTCATATGGAGCTCTACCAACATCTTAATCATTCCGGGGTGTCCCTCAAGTGCGAGCTCAACAGCTTTATCCAGAACTGCGCTAATATCTGCGCTGGCCTGCTCTCTAAGCTGGAGTTCAAGCGACTGTTTGAGGAGCGTGATGGCGTTTTTACTGCCTTTCGGCCTCCCAGCCGGGTTACCACTGACCCCCTTGGGGAAAGTGCCAGCCTCCGTGCGCTTGAGTTCTTTGACTTCCGCACTCATACGGGGTCGAGATCGCCCAACCTACGGCGATACTCGCGATTCCTGTTCTTCATGCTACGGGTGCGATAGTTTACTGGTGTCTTGGGGGATGATTCCGGCTGTATGGAGAGTTCCGCAGCCTCTTGGATGGTTTTCGCGCTCGTCGCAGCAATCTTATCAAGGGTGGTTTCAAGTTTATCTGACATAAATCTATGATTTCCTTAGTAAAAATGCCCCAGACCCCCCGGGAAGAGGGTCGATTGGGGCTGCGTCTGGAGGAACGCTATGAATTTTGTGCTTATTTCAGGCGCAATGCCTTCAAGAGTAGTAACATGCTCGCTCACGCCTTTGCGATCGAGCTGTGTCAGCAAGCTCTTTCGCTCGCTTATACTACATTAGACGTAATAAACTCTAAATTCTCACCATACCAGCCGCACTTTTTTTAGTGCGCCTGTAAATCGCCTGTATTTTATGAGGGCGTCAGCCCGACCATCCGTGGTCTGTCGCGCTTTCCTGCGCTCTCAGCCGCCCTCTCTATAGCCGAGGCTAGCGGCCTTGGCGGCCTTAAGCATCTGCACCCTGACTAGGCCACTATCCGCATATCCCGCCTTGGGCTTGAAGGCTGTCGCACTGCCGCTGGCGCAGCCATGGGCCGATTTTTGCTCCTGATCAGCTAGAGCGGGTGATCCCGACCGCCGCCGTATCCCACAGGGGGGCACCCCCCATCGTTCGCGCTTCAAACGTGGCAGCTTTCGGAATAATCGTGGGCGAAAATGGCCGCGAAGCACCCGTCAAAGCAATGTCCGATTGTGGCTACTTCCGCACCAATTCGCGCACCAATTCGCGCATGATATTGGGCACAATTCGCGCACCAATTCGCGTTGTAATCACGGGGTAATTCAATGGGGTATATGCCGGGGTATCGTGTACCTAATCACGTTGTACGTACAACGTGAAAGCGTACGCGAATAACGAAGTAATCACGTAAACAATGGGCATAAAAAAACCCCGCTATCCTTTCGGATAACGGGGCTTGTAATCGCGGCGATTACGCCGCTTGTTTCTCTATTGCACTTGCCAGTTCTTGTACCAGTTTCAGACTAGCAGTTAATGCGCGCTTGCCTTCAACACTATCAAGTGAAGATGCGATGTTACCGAGGACTTCGCGGATTACATCCCGCGCTTCGTCATCTGGTGTACGCTCCGCTTTCGCCGCTTCTTCTTGTGCTGCTGCACAAGCTGCGCGGACTACACTGAACGGTGTAGGTTTAGATGCGGTGCCGAAATCAACTCCGTACTTAAACCCCTTTAAAACCCATGTTTTCATAGTGCGTAGCGAACTAGGCACAATGTAAATCGGGTTCCCGTCTTTATCAGTCTTAGCCTTGCCAGTCTTAGGCATTTTGGCTTGCGGTACGTTGTACTTTTCAGCGATACCGCGACGATTAAAGCGGAAATCATTTTCGAGCGTTTCGAGTACTTCCGTAAAAGTATCCGCGCTCTTAGCCGCTATCGCCGCTTTGATCCCGCACGTATACATACCGTCGCGTTTCTGATTCAGAATTGCTTCTGCTTCGTTAACGCCCGCTTGTGCTGCTACGCCAGATACCAGTGCATTGCGTACTACTGTTTTAATGTTAGCCATTAGATTGTTTCCTTGAATTGAAAAAGAGTAGGTAATCACGTTGTACATACAACGCGATTGTTCGCGATTACGTTACGATGGCCGCCGCGATTCCTTGCGGGGTATCTACTGATATACGTGGTATCAGCACCAGAACAATTCCTGCTAGTACGTTTCCATACGGGTATTGCCAGATTACCGTTATACGCCCATCAATCAAGGATTGCAATAGCGTTGTACGTACAACGCAATATATCGTGAACGCGATTGACTGGTGTAATCATGTGTGTGGGCGCGTGACACATACGCGGCCAGTCTCCCTGCACGTAACGTAGGGACACCACAAGAAAAGCGGGACGGTCACTCGTACTCGTATTGCGTTGTACGTACAACGCGATAGCGTACCGTGACACGCCACGTAACGTGTACGTGCAACGTACATGATGTACGTGCCCGCGCATACGTGTGTGCCCGTGTGTAAGAGGAATCTCAGAGCAGAGTCATGATAGATGCTACTATATGCGGGACGGGTGTTGCACCTGTACGCCGCCCGTGAGGGCGGGGATATGCGTACGTATGGGGGGTATGTACGTACACGTAGGTGCATGATGCGCACCGTACGTGATTGACCCGAAATATTTTGGACGACACCGGGTTAGCCTTGACAACAGGGTATTGCTTCATTATAATACGGGGACAGTGGTAGAACTGTATTTGCGTTGTATGTGAAACGCAATTGCAGCACTCCACTTGGGACGATTCTTTTATCACGTTGTATGTACAACGCAATTGGAGCAAGCAACATGAACAAGCCAATATGGAATACGTTCTCTGGTGATCCGCGCAACATGATGGGTGAGTCAATCATCACTGGTCGTGAGTCGCTCTACCGTAACCGCGCTATTGAGTGCGCTCGTGTAGGCAACGACTGCGTATCACACGTTACGATCACACGGTACATCGTACCAGTGAGGCTGTCGTGACAGAGAATGAACTGGAACAGATGCTGGAACGCAAACGTGCAGGATACACACGCCGCTTGCGTCAGGTACGTGACAGGTACGACCTGCCAGCACTGACAAACGTGCAGCGTCATCACCTGCTTGATATGCTTATGCGTATCGAGGGTGACGCTGTTGTTGATCCTGATCTGCGAGTCCTGCATGGGCTGGCATCGAGGGGCTTATGTGGTTAATTGAAACAAAGATAGAACTAGAGGAGAGGGTGTATGTCTTGGGTAACGAAGACGTTACACGTATCCCCGACGGGCAGGGCGAAGCCGCGTGGCACGACTACGCGGAAGAGCCTGTCTGTGAGGCAGACGAAGTACGCTAGTGGGAAGGGTTCGGATCGACCACTTGGTTTCGACCATATGTGTCATCCGCAACCACTCACTCGTACTCCGCAGCATCCGGGATGCGCGACAGATTTGAGCAGTTTCAACGTCCATCAATGGGCGGAGTTGACTGTGGAGGACTTCACCGAGGGGTGGGGCTTGATTCACATTCCGTATGCGGGATTGTGGGAGGTCAAGTGGCCTAGCGGTGAGCACTTGGGATGGGCTGATGCGAGTACGGCTATGTCGTACAAGAAGGCGGCAGCCCGCGTAGGTGTAAGGCTGAACGTCTACCAGCCGGAAGCGTAGACGGTTGAATCACGTTGTATGTACAACGAGGGATAGTTATGTCTGTGATATTTGTATTAGGTTTGATCGTTGCATGGGGCTGTGTTCTCATGTTCGCCGTGACCGCGTTCGGTCGCATCGCATGGGAGGTCGTTAAGCTGGGCGCAGTCATCGCGTTCGGGTACGCGGTCCTTCTATTAACCGGGAGCATCTGATGTTCTTGAGAGAGAGTAGTGAAAAGCGGGCTATTCGCGTTGCACGTACAACGCAAAAGTCCGAGAAGCGGGGCGAGCATCATGCTCGTCCGTATCAGCGCGAGTCGTATCGCGTGAACCTTACCAAAGCTATTGAGGAGTGGGCTGCGGATTATGAGGGAACACACTCCGTATTTGAGGATTGATATGGCAGATGAAAAAGCAAACAAAGTCCGAGTGTTCGTGTACGGTACACTCAAAGATGGACACGGCAACCACGGCTATTACTTGGCAGGAAACCCTGCGGTCAGTAAGCTGGGGCGCTGTTACATCTCTGGCGATTACCGTATGTATTCTAACGGTGCTTTCCCTATGGTTACTCGCGGCTCCGATCAGGATCGCGTGTCGCATATTGTCGGGGAGGTGTACGAGATAGACGAGCATACGCTCGACTCGCTCGACGCACTTGAGGGGCATCCTGACTGGTACTGCCGTGAGAAGGTAGAGACTCCGTTCAAGAAGGCATGGGTGTACCTCATGCCCGAGGACGGGCGGTTCGCATCCGACTCACTGGTGAAGTCCGGTTGTTTTGCAATGACTGAGGAGGAGGCAGAGTGGATCAATGGCAGCGAAATCAAAGCAGCCGTATAACTACGTCGCTCATATTCAGCGTGAAGGCAGGGTCACTGAGCTTGCTGGTACGCGGGAGGATTATTCGATGAAGAAGGTCTACCAGTTCTTGCTTGAGCTAGCTACCGAGATGGGTGGCTGGCTCCTGGCAGAGCAGATCACTGACGCTGACGATAATCAATCCCGTTGTACGTACAACGAGAAAGAGATTGAACCTATCGCTGAGGATGAGGTCAAAGATGAGGGAATCACACTGGGCGCAGATGGTGTGTGGAACTCTTACACAAAGAGGTATGCTGGGGCGCAACGGCTTACCTTCAAGGAAGGATCATGAAAAGTTATGAGCAATTCATACCGCTAGTATCGTACAGGTACGCACCAAGCGGGGATCGTTGGCAGATCAATGAGGAGCGCAAGGTAGAGACGCGCTCCCGTCATTGGGGCATGGCGTATTGGGAAGATGCGGCGGGCAGGCATAGTGCCGAGTTCGGTGTCATTACCGAGTCCATGCCTGACTTCTGCGGAGGACTGATGGTCTACTCTCCGTTCGTCAATACCTATGACGAGAAGGGTAGCTGGTCTGACTCGTGGTGTAATCCGGGCACGATGCCCAACAACGAGGAGTTCAATACTAAGTGGTCAACATTCGATGACAGCTTGGCAATTAACCTCAACACCATACTTGAGTGGGACAAGGATACCGTCAGCATCAGGCGAGTGGTCGAGGACTACTTGTGGAAGTGCATAGCTGCACAGGTAGCAGGTGAACTCCTGCACCACGGCAAGCGTGGTTGGATGGGTGCGGATCACACTAGCGGACGTATAACCAAGCTCGCTAAGGTGATGCGCGGCATGGGCACATTCGTTGCAACCCCGGTGCATGACTGGAAGATAGACAAGATAGGCGACCCTATCTCTACGTCTACGCGGGACTCAACCAATGCCTCTGTTGTGGGGTGGTGGTGTGAAGATGGTACGGAGTGGCACAACTCAAACTCTGGGAATACAGTACGCTGGGTATCTGGCGGGCTGCAGCCCACCGAGGATGAGGGACTGATCCGCGATGATAGCGGGTACGTCAGGTGTTCTTCGTGTGATGAGGAGTACAGCAGGGAGTATCACAGTGACTGTCCGTCGTGTTGCTGTGACGAGTTCTACAACGACGATTACTACGACGAGGATGAAGGCCCTAGATTCCTGAGCGGGGACTTTAACTATACGCAGGAAGTCAGGAAGATCAACACCGAGTTCGCGCATAGGGCGCGGCGATTCTTTTGGAGGAACGGATAGATGATCACACTAGGTACAGACCCTGAGCTGTTTCTCAGGGACACACGGACGGGTGGGGTGTACTCAGCCGTAGGTCTGATCGGTGGCACAAAGGACAAGCCTATTCCTATGGAGGGCATGGCCGAGGGCTTCGCGATTCAGGAGGACAACGTGATGGTGGAGTTCAACATACCACACGCCAGTAGTGGGCAGAGGTTTGCCCGGCGGGTGCGTGAAGGACTGCTGCATATCAATCACGTTGTACGTACAACGGGATTGCCTCTCGATCTTGATATCGGAGCGTGTGCCCGGCTGTTCACTCACGAACAGTTGAACAACAGACAGGCTCAGATGTTCGGGTGCAGCCCCGACTTCAACGCCCATCAGCAGGGGCAGCCATGCCCTCCCATCAAGCCAGAGGCATTGGTCGAGGAGGCAGGGGCGTGGCGCTTCAGCGGAGGACACGTACACCTAGGCTATGAGTCGGCAGCGCCCGACTTCGTGGCCGCAGCGTTGGCCGACGTGTTCCTCGGACTACCATCAGTGTCGCTCGACCAGCAGGGCGTGCGGCGCAGCCTCTACGGACAGGCGGGAAGGTATCGGCCTACTCCCTACGGTATTGAGTACCGTAGCTTGTCCAACTTCTGGATCTGGGATGAACAACTGTCCCGCCAGATAGGGGATCGAGCCTACACGTTGGGCACATATCTCGAAGGGGATGCGGCTGAGTTGCAGCGCATCTACGCAGAGATACCGTGGCACGATGTGCAGGATGCCATTAACACGGAGAATGAGGAGAAGGCAGCAGACCTCCTCACGTACCTCCGTACTGACCTGAACTTGGAGGTGTAATACAATGCCTTGCATACCACCAGAAGTCACGCCGATGGACGTATGGCAATGGCTCGGACGCGGTTGGTTCTTCTATGACAGAGACGGGACAAAGGTTCCGGCTACCATAGAACAGATCGACCGTCACGACTATGCCGTACGCACTGTAGACGGTGACGAGTATGCGTTCTCACGGGACAGGTGCTATCCGCACTGGCCTGATTGTGGGGCGGTGAATCTACAGGGGTTCGCCGTTATAGTGGAGCGACAGCAGGCACGCCAGTACCGTCGGACATACAACGATCGTTGTCTGTCGCTCAACATACCCCGCAAGTGGGACGTGATGAAACGTCACGCATACGTAGTGAATCTAACGCCAGCCTCGGCTGAGGTAGTGGAGTCAGTATTCAATCCTGAGTACTACTCATACGACAAGGCGCTAGAGCTATTGGATACAGGATGGGTGAGCGTAGCCCTGAACCAGTATCTTGTGATAGCAGGTGAGAGTAACGAGCAACTCATCTATTACAGGGGCAAGCTACTCGCCCGTGTGAATGATGGAGTGCTTGAGCCTCTTGATCTTAAGAACCCGAGGAACTTACGCATCCTCAAATGGTTTAACGGGAGAGTACGATATGCCAACAACGATATCAGATGTAGTGCATAACGCACATGGCATCGACGTTGACACCCTGCACTTCGGCATTGAGATCGAGGTAGAGAACGCACGTCAGCCTCGCGATCTGGAGGCTAGCCTGTGGACTACGGTACACGACGGTAGCCTACGTGATGGTGGCTGTGAGTTCCTATCTCAGCGACCTATGACAAAGGCAGAGGTGGAGGAACAGGTGCCGTGGTTCTACCGCTGGTTCGATCAGCATAGCTTTACGAACGGGATACGTACCAGTACTCACGTTCATGCGAATGTGATGGGCAAGACAGGGCCGCAGGTAGCTGCGATCTGTACGCTGTACACATTGGTCGAGCCGCTACTGTTCCGCTACTGCGGGCCAGTGCGTGAGCAGAACATCTACTGCGTACCGTGGTACAGGGCGACGGATGAGTTAGAGTACGTCAAGTATATTGCGGAGGGTAGCTGGTCTTACCTGCATAACCCCTGCAAATACAGTGCCTTATACCTTGAGCCACTCATGAGATTCGGAACTCTAGAATTTAGAATGGCTCCGGTGTTTGACAACGCAGGTGCGCTGCTCACATGGGTAGATATCATTGAGCGTGTGGTCGAGAATGGTTTCGAGACTAGCGAGGAAGTTCTCGCTGCGTTCAGGGAACTACCGTCGGATGAATTTGTCGAAGGAATATTCGGTGAACAGTTGGCAGGTGTCCTGCGGGGTGCGTGTCAAGCTGACTTCGATGAGTTGTTCGAGCAGTATGATGTGGAAACAAACGCCGAACTTTCTTGTTGTACGTACAACGAGAATGCGGTGGTCAATGGATGGTTTACTCCATCCTTTACAACGGAGGGTACGGGAACGACGGGCTATCACCGAGAGGTGAGGCGCCCACGAATGAGGATTGAACCAGACTATGAGCCGGACTATGATCCGGGTGAAGAATACTATGATGATGAGGAGGATTACTAGATGTGTGGAATTGTAGGTTTCATAACTAACGCAACCAAAGTAAGTGAGATGGATCGGAGCAGGTTCTTGAAGCAGGCTCTTATCATCGACACCTTACGAGGTGATGACAGTACGGGTGTATTCGGGGTAGGACATGAGCCTATGTTCGACGACGGATCAGCGTACTGGTTCAAACAGCTAGGAGGCGGCGAGGCTTTCACTGATACCAAAGAGTATTGGGAGAACTTCGTAGATGTCTCAAACTACAGGTGTGTGGTCGGGCACAATCGTGCCGCTACTATCGGCGGGGTTACTGCTGATACAGCGCATCCCTTCCAAGAAGGGCCGATCACATTGGTACATAACGGGACGCTGACCAGCACACACGGTATGCCTAACCCAATGGCAGGTCTGCCTGATGTAGAGGTGGACAGTCATGCTATCTGCCACAACCTAGCCCTCCACTCGGTGGATGAGGTGGTGTCTACACTACATGGTGCGTTCGCACTGGTATGGCATGATGCCCGTGACGACAGCGTGAACATCGTGCGCAACTCGAAGCGGCCATTGCACTTCGGGATGAATAAGCAGGGCAACACCCTGTACTTCATGTCCGAGGGCGAGATGCTGTCCCTGTTGGACACTCGCATCAGGCTGGGCATCAGCAGTATCTACTACCCGTCGGAGGGACAGTACCTCAAGTGGCTGTCTAATACCCCGTTGGATCGCCCGATCACACGGGAGCTAGACCTGTATGAGGATACATGGTACACGACGTACAACACCAACAGGTACGGTGGGTACGGCGGTGCGTACAACACAGGGTATGGTGCTGATGGGTACAGCGGCTACGATTGGGACGAGGAGGACGACGACGATCCTCTGGGAAAACAGCTAGCCCACAACGAGAAAGACGATTGGATATTCGTAGGTGGGCGGAAGAAAGAGGTTCCTATGCTGATACAAGAAGGGCTTTTATCGCACGACGTAGTGGTCGAGGACAGGTGGGAGTTCACACCGAGTCAGTTGGGGATGAACCCGCAGGACACGGACAGAATGTACGTGCACGGGGAGATACACGGTCTGGGGAAGGGAGTAATATACTCTATCTCCCCGGGAACCGCGAACCAGACTGGGACTGGTAGTTGCTGGACGGTACGCATCATCGGGATGAAGTTGGACACTAACGGGGAGCCGTGGTTTATCTGTCGGCTGGTGTCTACCTTCGTCAATCCTAAAACAATATCCAATCACGTTGTACGTACAACGCAAAAGGATGATGAGGATACTCCGGTAGATGCGGGCGTACCATTCGACGATGAGATACCATTCGGCAAGAGTGCCATTGCGTACGATGCAGTGCCCGGGCCGGGAGGTATCCTGTTAAATGAGCATGACTTCTACCGGGAGGTAGCAGATGGGTGTGTGATGTGCACCAAGCCTATCAGCATACGTGACTCATATGATTTGATATGGACTGGTGAGGGTGCGATCTGTCCTAACTGTGACGATCGCTTGTATGAATCAATCGAGAAATAATATGACTAGACTATTCGTTAGACCACCCCGACGTGCGAGCCAATCGGCACGGGACATTGCGTTCCGTACCGGGGCACGCCTGATCCGACGCAACAACAGTCGGTACAGGTTCCGCACTGGAGACAGGGTGATAAACTGGGGCAACCCAGCACCAATAGATGTGCCAAACTATGCGGTGTACAACCACCCCGCAGCAGTAGCACTGGCTATTGATAAGTCGAGGACGTGGGACTGCTTGCAGTTGCATGGTGTACCCACGGTAGACGTGACGTACAATTGGGGAGACGCACGGCACTGGCTGCACGAGGGTCAGCGAGTGATGGTGCGTACTGCGCTACAGTCGTCACAGGGCAGAGGGATAACCGTCTACTCAGAATACGGGACGGAACACACCCTGCCTTCGGGTAACTACGAGGCTGCGTACCATGACGGTGCGGCCTACGTCCTTGTGTTTGGACGCAACCCCGCTCATGTGACCGAGTATCGTGTCGCAGTATGTGGCGGGCAAGTCATTGATTGTTCACAGAAAAAGAGGAGAAGGGACTATGAGGGAAGGATTGATCCGTATATTAGAAGCTACGGGAACGGTTGGATCTTTGCGAGGGAGGGCGTCGAGTGCCCAGAAAGCGGGGCTATCGCGGCCATCGACGCTGTCGAAGCGCTTGAACTTGACTTCGGCGCAGTCGATATCGGAGTGCACAGACATGGACATGCCTGTGTCTACGAGGTTAACACCGCTCCCGGGATCGAGGGCACCAGTCATGAACGATGGGCCGAGGCCCTCGCTTCACTCACTGCTCCACGAGAGACTGGACATACTGACGTTATTTGATGTGCAGGAGATCCAGAGCGAGATGTTCGATGAACAAACGGAGGAGGATAGAGATGAGTAAACCAGAAGAAGGGCAAGTGGTTGAGATTAACGCAGACCCTACAGGTATAGCGTTCGTGCCAATCAAGGCAAAGGTAGCGGCGGTGTTGAGCGTACAGTTCACGGCGCACTACATGGACGGAACAGATACACTGACGTATCAGTTCTACAACGATGAAGGTGGAACATGGAGGCATACAGATGGGTAGAAAATACAAGGACGATCTGGAGATCAGAGAGGAAGAACTGGAACTTAAGGAACTGCGGGACATTACAGGCGACGAGCTACACGAGGCGTTGCGTTGCGTCCCCAATTGGGATGAACTAGAAGAGGGGTACGATTATGACTAGACAAGAAATGTGGGAACGTGCATACAAGAGTGATCGCAATGCGGTACGGAAGATGCTGCTCAAGTACGAGGATGACTACGATCTGGTAGACGACCTCACGCAAGATACCTATATACGGGCGCTTGAGCATCTCGACCAATGGGACGAGGAGGCTACCTTCCTTACGTGGTTGGTGACCATCGCTGAGAACATAGCGAAGGATCATGTGCGTAAGCAGACAGCGGAGAAGCGTGCCAACGAGGTACTGTCCAACTCCATCACGCCAGCATATGCCAGCGAGGAGGACGAGGATGCAGGGCACGCCATACCGTGGCATGACCGCACCGACTTGAGCCGAGAGCTGGCCCATGAGTGCGCCATGCAAGATCCGTACTATGCGTACGAGGCCGAGCAATCTGCGGAGTATGCGTTCGCCAAGCTCCCGGGTGCAGCGAGGCAACCAATGCGGCTGCGGGCTGAGGGTTTCACCAACCCTGAGATCGCAGAAATGCTAGGGTTATCAGTTAGTTACGTAGAGAATCTCATATCTCGTGCAAGAAAGTTGCTTGCCGATGGTGAGAATCGGGAAGCTATTACGTCTAATAGCGTATACAGCGAGCGAAAGCAGCGACCCGTGGAGCGGTTCGCAACGCAAGCGGAGCTAGAGCGAGCTGTTGCACGGCGCTTTGCACGAAGGAATTTCGCCTTCGTTGCGCGCCAAGCACGGATGCGTAATCCTGATGCAACACTAGCTGAATGGAAGGAGACGTACGATGTTTAAGGTAATCATGGCGGGAGTAGTTCTGCCGTTCTTCCTAGCAGTAGGTGCGCTGATGCTAGGTATGTGGCTCGCACTCACCTCAGTAGAGGTCGTTAAGATTGAGCAGCCACCGAAACCCACGAGGGTTATGGAGTGCCGCCAGTTCTATGATCAAGGAAAGAACAAAGAGTGGGCGGAGTGTATGGGTGTACCATACCGATGAGCGTAGCTGAGGTTAGACTTATAGCCGCAGCACTGGAGGAGGGCGAGCAGACAAGGGAGGTCTGCCCCTTCTGTCAAGGCGGGAGTAAAGGCGAGCGGTCACTCAACGTGACCATCACGGACGGACTCACCCTTTACAACTGCCACCGTGCGTCATGCGAGGAAGGTCGCGGCGCGATTGGTACAGGTAATCGCGTTGTACGTACAACGAGAAAGGAGCGAGTAAGAAAGATAACCCCTTACGAGGGAGAGTTGGAATACCTTGACGATGAATGGGTAGCATACTTGCGGAAGACTATCGGGTGGCACGAGGGACACCTTGATATCGGTCGTCCGTTCTTTGCACCCGAAGAACATCGAGTGGCGTTCCCTATCTTCTCTCCGATGGGGATGCGGCGAGGGTGGGTGCTTCGTTCATATCAACCATTCGATAAGTACAAGACACTTACACGGATGGACGTGGACGAGCCCCACCTGAGTTGGTACAGACCTAACAACAGTCCTCATGTTGTAGTCGTAGAAGATATCCCTTCAGCCGTAAGGGTGGCGCAGTACACCGACTGCGTTGCCCTATGTGGCTCGGGATGCTCGCTGGACTATGCCATGGAGATAGCTGCGCACTACAGGAACGTAGTGTGGGCACTGGATGCAGACGCAACGGCTCACGCCTTGCGACTGATGAGGCAACACGCCATGCTCTTTGATACTTCAAGGGTGATTGTATTAGAGAGGGATTTCAAAGATGAGAAAGAGGAGAGACTGATGGAGATTTTATATGAGTGAACGTAATCTGTTGGCATCATTTATAGCCAGCCGTGAAGCGTTCGATACTGTAGTAGACCATCTAAAGAAGGGAGACATTAGTGATCAAGGTGACATTATCCTGTCCGCTGTGCGGGAATACTATGACCGAGACAGTGAGTGCAAAACGATTGACTCTGATCTGCTGCGAGCAGACGTGGAGCGACGTGTCAGTAATCCCAAGCACAAAGAAATGTTTGGGAAGCTCATCGACACAATCGTGGGTGAGGAAGTTTCGCCAGCCAATGTCGTACATGACTTCATCGCAGTCAAGCGGGAAGGGGCGGGAGCTAAGTTGGCGACTGCCCTCGCTGCTGGCAGGGATGCTAGTACTGTGCGCCCTTTATTGGATGAGTACGTAGAGTGGGACGTAGCAACGGAACTGGAAGCGGAGGACGACGAGATACTGAACGGGGTGACAGCCACGGATCTCACGACCTCTATCAACGAGGACGGGCTTATCGAGATTTGGCCGACCTCACTAAACTCGCGACTGGATGGAGGGTTACTCCGAGGACACCACATGCTGATATTCGCACGACCAGAAATGGGGAAGACTATGATGGTAGTGAATATGCTTGCGGGATTCTGCGCACAAGGACTGCGCACCCTGTACATAGGGAACGAGGAACCGATATCGGATACGATGTTGAGAGTACAGTCACGACTAACGGGATGGACGAAGGCGGAGATCATTGATGATCCTGACTTCGCAGACCAGATACTAGAGGAGGCAGGGTACGACCTGATCTATTTCAAAGAGGCAGCGCCGGGTACACCGAAGATGATTCAGCGGTGGATGGATGCAGTAAAGCCTGATGTACTTGTGATAGACCAGCTACGTAACCTGAATGTGAATGAGGAACACTTCGTGCAAAAGCTGGAGAAGGCGGCCACTGCGGCTCGTAATCTTGGGAAGTCTAACAACGCCCTTGTGGTATCCATTACGCAGGCTGGCGACAGTGCTAGCGGAAAGGCAGTACTGGACATGGGTGACGTGGATTCATCGAACACTGGCATACCTGCTCAGGTGGACGTTATGGTTGGGCTGGGGGCTACGGCTGACGATGAGGCAAGCCTCCGACGTGTCATTTCGCTGCCAAAGAATAAGCGAAGCGGTAGACATGAGTTTTTCCCTGTTAGAATCGAACCGCAGATCAGTAACATAAGGAGTCTGCAATGAACCCAATACTAACACCGGAGGTACAGAAGTATGAATCAGGAAACTACGTTGTACTTGACTTTGAAACAACAATCCACAGCAAAGGAAGTGCACTCGACGCTGACAACTCTGTTGTCCTTGCTGTCTGGGAGCTCGGACCCGACCATCCGTCTAGATCCGTATGCTCAGATGAACAAGGAGATGACGATAGTGTGCGAGTGGTCTGGGGAACAGAGTTTGAACTGGGCGAGCTTGTTCGAGACATTGAGCGAGCTGACTTTCTTGTCGCGCATAACGCTAAGTTCGAATTGCAATGGCTCGAACGATGCGGACTCAACCTAAAGGATGTACTCGTATGGGACACGATGATTGCGGAGTATGTAGTAGGGGGGAATCGCTGGACGTGGGCGCAACTGAGCTTGGAGAGTTGTGCAAAGCGGCATTTCGATACTGGAAAGATCTCGGTGATCAGCAAAATGTTCAAGGCTGGATTGTGTTCGACAGAGATACCAGCCTCGTGGTTAGAGCGGTACTGCAAACTGGATGTTACGCTGACGCACAGGTTGATGTTGGAACAGAGAGAGACTATCCGGCAACGGGAACAGTTGCCCGTTGTGTATACTCGCTGCGTGCTGACACCAGTCCTTGCAGACATAGAGAAAAACGGGATGCTGCTCGACGAGGCCGAGGTGCTGAACAGGAAGGCGGAGGCAGAGTGGAGGCTAGCGGAGTTGCAGAAACAACTCGACGCGCACACGAACGGTATCAATCTGAACTCTACAAAGCAGTTACGCGAATATCTCTACCAGACGTTGCAGTTCAAAGAGGTACAGCGAAAGAGTGGGGGACGGTGGATACCGGACAGGACAGCGAGCGACTTGCAGAAGGCAGACGCGGCTACACTGATAAAGCTAAAGGCGGAGACAAGTGAGCAGACTAAGTTTCTTGAGTTATACAGAGAGTACAAGTCCGTATGGAATGAACTCACTAAGTACTTACGGAAGTTTGCTGACTGCGTGGAAGAATCTGGAGGACTGCTCAGAGCTCAGTTTAACCAGACAAATACGCAAACGCATCGCCTCAGCAGTTCAGGACGAGATTACAGTACGCAGTTTCAGAACTTTCCCCGAGCCTATAAGCCCCTCTTTCGTAGCCGTAGTGAGGGATGGGTCGTTGGGGAATGTGATGGAGCGCAACTGGAGTTCCGAGTCGCTGCCCACCTCGGGCGTGATAGGGTGGCAGTCCAAGATATCGTGGACGGGACCGACATCCATTCGGTTACAGCAGACGTTATCGGTGTATCCCGACAAGACGCGAAGGCCCATACGTTCAAGCCACTCTATGGTGGTCAGTCTGGAACCGACGATGAGAAGCGATACTATCAATTCTTTAGAGAGAAGTATACAGGAATTGCTGACACACAGCAGACGTGGATTGACACGGTACTTGAGCAGGGAAAGCTACGTACGGAATGGGGGATGGAGTACTACTGGCCTGATACGACAATGGATAGGAGTGGCTACGTCAGGAACACGACGAGCATTTGCAACTATCCAGTACAGGCTTTCGCGACTGCTGAAATTATACCGATAGCCTTGACTTCGTTTTGGCATCGGGTACAGGAGGAAGGACTACAGATGATCATTGTCAATACAGTACACGACTCGATCATTGTTGAATTACCAGAGGAGGAGATAGATGATTTCCATAGACTAGCAAGACAGTGTTTGATTGAAGATGTATATCCATACTTGGAGCAGGTGTACGGCGTGAAGCTAACGGTTCCGCTCGGGTGTGGGGTAGCAACAGATACCCACTGGGGTAGCAAAGACGAAACAGTTTATAATGCAATGGAGGAACAATACTATGTCGGATAAAACATTCAAGGGTACAATCGCTGAGTTCTTTGAGCGTGAGTGGAAGGATCGTAACACCAATCAGGATATCATTCTTCGCTCGTTCAAGCTCAACAACGAGAACCGATTCTTTCGGACGGGCACCAACGCACTCAAGCAGAGTGTAGGTGACGCGATCTCATTCGTGGCTGATGGTAAGGGCAACGTCGATCTCAAGTCAGTAGAGTCTATTGATGCGAGTGAGGCACCGGCCCCAAAGTCATCTGGGAACTCATCTCCCCGCTCTGGCGGCGGTGGTGCGAACGGGTACTGGGAGAAGAAAGCTCTGCGTGATCAAGAGGTTACGGAACCCCGTATCTCTTACAGCGCAGCACAGAAGAACGCTACTACGTTGGTGGCGGCAGCACTGGAAGCTGATATCCTGTCCTTCGGGCAGGCAGCTAAGGGCAAGAAGCTGGATATGCTGGTAGAGTTTGTCGAACAGACAACGCTCCGCTTGGCGCAACTCCAGTTGGCAGCCCCTGAGATTCTTAAGGAGGCCAACAATGACGACAGCTAATAGCGCAGGAAAGATCTTTCACAGCAACGACAACTACTCTATCGTAGTCAACGACGACGCTACAGGTTACGACGTGGTCAACGACAACAGCGGAGTGGTTGAGTTCAATGCTGAATCATTGCCAGAGTGTATCTTCGCAGCCGAGAACTTGAACGTGGTGTTAGTCCACCGCACGTACGAGTGGGTTGCAAAGCGTGCACAGGATCAAGCTATCAAGGATAGCGGGCTCAAAATGGCAACGGTTACGGGCATCCAGTAATGCACGTTCACTTTGATGGTGACCTGCTGGTCTATCGCTGCGGTTTCGCTGCGGAGAAGATGCAGTACGACGTCATAGATTGTGGGGGTGGCTGCGAAGCCACCTTCACTACCCGCAAGGAGGCCCAAGCATTCTGCGATGAGGCCAACGAATGGGAAGACGATCAACGCAGCTTCGAGGTAGTACAGGGCGACCGACTGGTGGAACCCGTCGAACACGCGTTAGCCAATGTGCGTTCTATGGTGGACAACGCACTGGACTCTCTGGCCTGTTCGGTAGATGACATGACTATGTACCTTAGCGGGGCTGATAACTTCCGCATTGGCATAGCCACGATCAAGCCGTACAAGGGCAACCGTGATGCTAGCCACAAGCCAGTACACGGCCCAGCTATCCGTGAGTACATGATCAAGAAGTACGGAGCGCTGGTCAGTGAGAACGAGGAAGCGGACGATCAGGTAGGGTACAGCCACTACCGTATGTACATTGCGGACGAGCAGTCCTCTTGTATTGCGACAGTGGATAAGGATCTCGACATGATCCCCGGGATGCACTATAACTTTGTCAAGGACGAGTCGTACTTTATAGACGACGACGCTGCCATACGGTGGTTCTACTTGCAGCTACTCATGGGAGACAGCACGGATAACATACCGGGCTTACCCCGCATCGGACCGAAGACCGCATCCAAGATGCTTGAAGGTCTGACCGAGGAGTTGGAGTACTACACTGTAGCGCGGGAGGCATACGATCAAGCGTACGAGGATGGACTCGCTGCTCTCATAGAGAACGCACGACTCCTCTGGATACGTCGTCAGCCGAACGAGTGGTGGATTCCTCCCGTCGAGGAGGACATACCGGAGAACGCATATGGTTAACCCGGTACTGGTAGGTGCTGCGAACTTCGTCTTCATATTCTTGAAGGCGTTCCAGCAGCGGAACGTAGCGTTTATGCATTACGGGTGGGTAGTCCCCACGTCAATGCTGATGGGGACGGTAGAGGTAGGAGTGGTAGGAGCCGTGGCGATGGAAGCCATAGACGCTGCCCGCTTCTGGGACCTCTGGCCCCTGATAGTAGCCGTAGGCATAGGCGGAGGAAGCGGCGCAGTAGCGTCGATGTGGGTACATAATAGATACTTAGGAGGAAATAAATGAAAGCATACATATCAAAGGACAGTCGCATTGATCGCGTCTTCTCTGACAAGCAATCATTCTTTGCGGCAGAGATAGACCTCCCAGAGGAGTTAGTCAAGTCAATGCTAGCGTACGAGGACAGGTACCGGACGTACCAGATCTACCTTCGAAAGCTAGAGGGCATCGTAGCAACGCGTGATCCTAACATAGACCTGACTACAGTGGAGGTACCAGAATGTCTCGAAACAGCAGAAGCAGCAAGCGCAGGACCGCGCAAGAAGAAGGCTACCGGAGCTACTTCGAGTTCGAAGTCGCAGGCCAAGCGGAAGAAGACTCAATCAGAGTCAGCTACGAGCCGAAAGAAAGCGTAATAGTATGGGTGCCAAAGGAGAAAACCTATACGCCAGACTTTGTACTGACGAATGGCATAATAGTGGAATGCAAAGGCCGTCTAACAGTGCACGATCGGACGAAGCACCTGATGATACAGGAGCAGCATCCGGATCTGGATATACGGTTCGTGTTCCAATACAACAATCCTATAACCAAAGGCTCGAAGACTCGTTATACAGACTGGGCGGAGAAGCACTCGTTCAAATGGGCCATGAAGCACATACCAAAGGAATGGGCAAAGGAGAAGAAAAGATGAGCGTGTTACCAACGGAAGCGGCAAGCAGGAAGGCTATCCCCGTAGCGACGGGATGCATTGACTACTTCCCTGATGCACTGATAGCTGTAGCGGAATTGTCGAAGGTCGGGAACGATCAGCACAATCCGGGCCAGCCGTTGCATTGGGCACGGGAGAAGTCAACGGACGAGTCGGACGCACTGATGCGTCACTTCATAGAAAGAGGCACGATAGACACCGACGGTGTTAGACATAGCGCAAAAGTGGCATGGCGTGCATTGGCATTACTACAGAAAGAAATAGAGAAGGAGATAGAGAATGACAGAAACATACAAGAGAGTGATCTTACAGTTACTTGCGATCATCCAGAAGTCAACCCTTTCAGTACAGGGCGAGGCGCTGGTGCAGCTTACCCAGTTGTTACAATACGCACGGACATTGGCGACGGAGGTGCAGGATGAACCAGAGACTGATGGAGTTGATGAGGGAGTTCCTAGCGGAGATCGAGAGTCTGATTGAAGAAGACGACGGGCTGGTGTTTCAGATCCAGCACATCGAACAGCTAGAAGAACTGTTAGACTTACTAGAGGAGGAAGGATATGGATAATCCAAGCGGCATGAAGGTACTCGTACTCGACATTGAGACGAGTCCCATCGACGCGTACACTTGGGGCATCTGGCAGCAGAACGTTGGGCTGTCACAGATCAAAGCCCCGACACGTATGTTGTCATGGGCTGCCAAGTGGGCAGGAGAGGACGATGTGTTCTATGCGTCCGAGCGTACACATTCGCACGAAGACATGGTACTGAGCATATATGATCTGGTCAATGAGGCAGATGCTATTGTTCACTACAACGGCACGGCGTTTGATATGAAGCACTTGAACAGGGAGTTCATTGAGATCAACCTGCCCCCGCCCCTGAAGTACAAGAACATCGACCTGCTGCGTGTAGTCAAATCGCAGTTCAAGTTTCCTAGCAACAAGCTAGACTACGTAGCTGGCGTGCTACTAGGCGAGCATAAGCTGGATACAGGAGGCTTCGGCCTTTGGGTTGGTGTGCTTAACGGAGACACGAAAGCATGGAAGAAGATGGAGGAATACAATGTTGAAGACGTCATGCTCACCGAACGTCTCTATTATAGAATCCTTGGATGGATTCCCGCGCATCCGAATCTCGCCCTCTGGATCGAAGATCAGGATGAACCTATCTGTCCGAACTGCGGAGGAAAGCACGTCGTTAGAAAAGGTATCGAGCGGCCAGCGAGGGTCAATGCTTATCAACGATACAAGTGCATGGACTGCGGAGCTAATAGCCGAGGACGGCAGATTGTCAGTAAGGCTGGAACGGGAGTACTGATGTGAGTACGCAGCACTGGAAGACAGTAACGCGTTTGTGGTTCTTCAACACGGTAGGGTGGGCGCTTATAACGCTCGCCCTCCCGGCCACGGAGTCACTCTTCGTCATGCTAGGATGTTTGGCATTAACACTATGGAGTAACAGGAGGTATCAAGATGCCAACGAGAGAGGAAATGCTCAGAGGAACAGTGAGGGTAAACAATGAGAGGGTCAACAGCGAAAGTATTGCGTCACGCAGCCCGCGTGAAGTACCGGGAGATGATAGCCAACAAGGAGATCAACGCACCGGAAAGCACGGAACATTATCGGCACCAGTACAGGGTACTGTACCAGTCGCTAAAGAAAGTGTTTGGGCGTATGCCGCACGACGTGAAGGGGAAATTCGCGCAGCCCTACAGGAAGTTGAGGATCAAACGTCTCGACTTACAGCAGAGTTGCACGGACTAGCCGACGAACGTGCTAAACTGGAGGAGGAACTGCTATTGGTAACTCCGCTAATCATAATGCAGGAGAATAACTATGGACTCAGAAGTAGCGCAGAAGCTAGCCAACCTCAAGATGTTCTGCCAGATACTGGAGAGCAAGGGAGAGGACGCAGCAGTGAAGTACGTGGAGATGATAACGGGGGAGGACATACCCCACGAAAAGGAGGCAAAAGAAAAGCCCCACCTAACAGCAGTTAAGTGAGGCTATTCGCGTTGTACGTACAACGTGATTAGATCTTGTCCGGACCCTTCAGTGCTTCTATGATGGAGGGTCCGATCTTTTCTGCCGAGCGTCCGACCACGTAACCGCCAAGGCCGATCTGCAGGAGAGTCCACGCTTGATCAGCAAGCCTAAACGCCAGAACCCCAGTCTGGTCAGCAACCACGAGAGCCACGAATGTGAGCATCGTGATAGGCCGCCACGTCGAGGTAAGCCAGTGTTCACTCTTGGCCTCTGCCTCGACAATATCGGCGCGGGCTTTAAGGTTACTTTCTTCATATGCAAGTCCCGCCTCTAAGGCATCAACATAGGTGCCAAGCGTCTTAGCTTTCTGCTTGAGACGTTCCTCGTCCGAGGTATGCAACTCATCAACTAGCTCAACTGCTGGCTTGAAGATGTCGCGAATTAATCCAATTATATTCATGTCTGATAAGCTACCTCATACCATACGAACTCATAGCCTAGACTAATAGTACCGCCCGAGTTGTTAGTGATGCGGAACAAGTACTTCGTACTAGGCTGTAGTACCCATTCCTCGCCAAGCGCGATATTCATAATGCCAACCTTCTGTCCTACACCAGCACTGGTGGGTGGTGCCCACACCTGATGGAACTGCGTACCGTCGCCTGTAACAGTTGGTCCGCCGTAGGCCACGCACCCCGGCGTGTGAATGCTGTTTCGATTCGTGGTCTTAGACGTGAGTGCCGTACCGTCAGCCGACGTTGTAGTACCTTCGTACATAAGCAAGTCCACATCACCCGCTCCCACGTCTAGCTCTACTCGCGTGATATGCGGGCGCACATCTGCAGGTACAACCATAAGAAACTCAGCAGAGGCTGCGTTAGCTATCCCTGTCTGTTTCCCACTGACGTGATGCATGAACCCGTCGTGGGACATACGATGTACTTCTGCGACGGCAGTAATAGCGTGGACATACGGGTCCATCGCTTTTGTCATCTCGTCCCAGAAGTGAGGTCTGTAGTTGTCACTCATTATCTAATTAATCCTATGTCTTCCCGCCTCTCAATATGGCGGCAGATACTCTTAAACGTATGATCATGATGCGGCGGAACATTGAGAATCTCCGTCTGGTATTGATGCACCATCTCATGAGCGAGCGTGCCCTCGAATTCACAACCTTCGCAGATTGTGATCGAGGCGCGATGGAGCTCCCGGCGCATTGGTCGCCAGTCTTTCCTTGCTCTGTATTCGTAGTACCCATCACTACTACTGCTCTTCTTTATGAGGATTGTAATCTTGAGAAGTTTGTTACCGAAGTACTTCTCGTTGTAGTAATCGTGTAAGTCGTGAAGCTCAAGGATTCTGTTCATTGGGCACCACCAGTATTGGGTCATCACCAATATCCATGATGTCAATGTACTGCTGTATCGTTAGACTAAAGCCCTCAGTCGGCGCGTAGAATTCCCAGCAATGCGGGTACGACTTCCACCAGTCGGGTCTTGCATTCTCAGGTACGCCCTGAATTCCCCACCATACACCTTCAATGAACCATGCCTTGTCTTCGCTCCCGCATACCAGCAACGCTGGTCCCGGGATTGGGAGGCCACCCCACATCACGTCCAAGTAGTGCACCATCTCATGTATGATGGTAGCAAACTTGTCGTTGCCTTTAAGATCTTCGTTCACATAGATGGTATCTCCACCATCGTAATAACCCTGCAGTCCATCCCTCATATCTTCGTATATGATCTTCGGGGGTGCTATGTCGTCGCATACACTATCGTCGTCTTCGTATGCCTCGTACAGCATGCAGGTTGCTTGCCAGGGGTCCTCTGCCTCACAGGCGGACAGACCCCATATACTAATGCCGAGTATTATCAGTCCTCGTACCATTCTCCAGTCTCCATCATAAGTGCATTCCGCCGTGCCCTTCCCTTCACTTGGGATGCGTAGCGAGAGTCCAGCATTTCTTGCGCTGCAAGCTGGTAGTCTCTCTCTTTAAGGGCAGCTAGCATCTTCCGAAACTTAAGCAGTCTAGGGATGCCGAGGTTGTATGCCATGTCTAGCAGTACAATCTTGCGGACCTGACACACGTCGATGTAGACGGGAACTCGGTCGCATAGCTCTGTTATTAATTTATGCATCCTGTGTTTCAGGATAAGCATAGACTCTTCTTTTGTGAAGCCTTCTTCTAGATTAAATCCTATCCCTATAGTAGGGATGCCTTCGCTGTCGTCATAAACGTACTGGCGATAGCCCTCGTTGCGAAGGATATACTCCCCCGCTTTCTTTCCGTCAAGGTACCTCACTACAGAGGTCCGCCTTGTGCCAGTCTTCTTAATGCTTCCTCCCTTACCTGCATGGTCTCTAGATCTGCGGGAGGATGGATGCCGTTCTCTCCAAGGATGAAGCGCAGTCCCAGTGCGTTGGCTGTAGACCAGAATGCTGCACTGTTGGGGTTTAGCTTACCAAGCTGCACGAAGCCGCGTAGCTTGTCTGGATCAGACATCAGGGAGATAGCTTTGGCTGCTCCTCGTCCGCGCATGATGCGGTTGGCCGCTGTCATAAAGCGCTGCTTACGAGACAGAGGACCGAAGACGGAACGAGTAACCTGCAACCACGCGGGAGAGACAGGCTCTGCCACGCCCCGTGCCAGATCACTTAGGTCTACCAGATCGGTAGCCCGTTGTACTGCCTTCAGATCTGCTACGAACTGCGGTCCCATGACTGCACTGATCTTGTCCTTGCTTCCTTCCAGCAGCGTACGAATGGCGTTACCATTCTTCAACTGGACAGGGTTCTTAGCAAGCTGGCCGTACATCCACTGAGAGAACTCAGCGCGTGTAGCAGCGTGCAAGCTAGGATCAATCTGCTTCAGTCTGTTCATCAGCGTCCGTGCTTGACGGGCGGTGACGTTAGACGAGGACATGATAGTGTTAGCTACGCCGTTGGCTCCCACCTTCTGTGGGTCTACTGCGTCGCCGAATGCGTTCTTGTATGCATCCTCTACCTTCTTGGCGGTGAGGTTCACATCTTCCACGGCGCGGGCCATGCTGTCTGCGTGAGTCAGCTTGGCTGCACGTTCTGGGCCAAACAGAATCTCTGCGTGGTCACCATACTGTTGCATGAACTTGTTGTACCCGCCGCGAGCAAACGTCCCATCTGCGTTCAGGGCCATGCCCTTGTACACAGCTTCGAGCTCGTTGGCTAGCGCAGCGCGCAGCCCCGGGTGATGCCCGGAGATATTCATTACGTCAAGGAGAGCCCCTGAGTTACCAGCTTCGAACAGCGTATCGCGCACCTGCGCGGGCTGCATGGTGAAGCGACGGCGCTCGCCGACCCTGCGTCCTACTGCTGAGTCGAACACCTGCACTGAGTCTACCAAGTCTTGGATGGTAGAGTTGCGGGCGATGCTGTTCATGAAGTCCGTAGACTCGCGGGCCTTGTGCCACTGGTCTAGGCCTTGGCGCTGTACCGCAGGAACCTTCTTGCCTGTGCTGATACGTACCCAATCGTTCTTGATCATGGTAGCGTCGATCGAGTCAATGAGCTCACTGATCTCGTTCTCAGTCCAGCCAGAGGTATCTGTGCCGTTGGACACCTTCCGCTTGGCGCGGAGCATATCGGAGCGCAGGCGCTGCAGTCCCATGATGTCTAGGGTCTCGCCCTTGAGGGCTTCCAGATCATTCACGAATCCTGCCGTACGATCCCCGAGAGTCTTGCTGTAGTTGTCAGCAGCCTCGCGGTTCAGGCTACCCAGCGTCCTACGTATAGGGCTATTGGGTCCGTTGGAGATACCGATGTTGAACTGACTGCCGGTAGCGTTAGGCTCCAGCATGTCCTTCCAGTATGCCCACTGCAGTTCTTCGTTAGCCTTAGCTATGGCTACGTCGTTGGTTGTGATCGTGTTGATGTCTTTGTAATTCGCAGTTGCTACGGCGTCATGGATCTCGTCCATAGCCCGTGCCGCCTCGTCTGTGGTCTCGGCCACATTACGCTGTGCTGCGTTCACGCCATACTCCTGACGTGTCAGGTACAGTATGTCGTCGGCGTTGTCTGTGATTGCGTCCCTCGTCATAACGAGGCCGTTCTCGTCTAGCCCTACGCGGGACAGATTCTCTGTCTCTGCGGTTGCCTTGTTGGCAATGTAACGGAAGCCGCGTGCTAGCTTAAGGCGCGTCACGTCGTTTGCAGTAGACATGACTCGCTTGATCTTTTCGGGCAGACGCTTGAAGAAGTTGACGCTCTTGACACCGATAGACTGCCCTGTCGTAGTGTCCATCTTCTTAGATGCAGCCTCTACGAACATGAGGGGATCTTCGATAGCCTCGCCTGTGGCTAACTTAAAGTCAGCCTCAATCTTGCGAACCTCATCGAGCTCATCGACCAGTGCGGTGTAGTCGTCCTCTGTGAGAGTACGCTTTCCGCTACGATTCTTCATCCACCTACCGAATACCCACGCCTGACCCATAGCTAGGTCTAGGCCGCCGCCAAGCAACGCTTGGTTGAGGGCTTCATCAGGATCAGAGAACTTAGCCAGTTCCTCGTCCGATACGCCGTAGTACTCTTTGAGTAGCTTGTTCTTGACCGGAGTAGCCAATGCTTCGATGCCAGCAGTGATGCCAGCAGATGCAAAGATGGCTGCCTGCGGCGAGCCTACCGTACTACCAACAGCGCCAGCGGCCAAGCTGCCGCCTACTTCCAGTGCGCCAATGGTGAACGCCGGGAGGAACTCAGCCATGTCGCCTACGTCAAACCCTTCTGGGTTGACCAGCGTCAGACGTGTCTTGCCTACATTCTCAGGGCTATCCCCACGGTTAATGTCGTCCTCGCCGATGGGACGGACGTATGCGAGCTTGCCCGTCTGCTGTTCCAGCATTACTACAGGAACATTCTCGGGCCACTCTACGCCTGCCTCGTACAGCTTCTTGCGGTAGTGGGTCTCAAGCATGTTGTACCGGAGTTGGGGGTCTTTAAGACTTGCCAATCCCTGACCAAGACGCACGTCCATGGTCGCACCGGAGTCGATGTCGATGCCACGATCACGCGCTTGGTTGTGTAGTACCCAGTCCTCGTCGGGGCTGGGCGGTCTTATGCGTCCGATTCCTAGCGGGCTAGGTCGTTGCTCAAGAGGATCTGGTACTGCGCTACCTATAGGATTGGTAGCCAGCGTGTTCATTGCAGCACTGACCTGCTGTATGCGCTGCTGGTTGTTCTGACGCTGCTCCTCTATGGGATCAACCTCAGCCTTCGCCGTATCCTTAGCGCCGCCAGCGGCCTGCAGTACCTTGTCGATGGCCTCGTCTCTGGACGTAGCTTTTACTTGGTATGACTTGCCGTTGTGCTGGAGATGGAAGACTTCTGGTTGCTTCTCTTCCTCTTCATCCCCCACAAGGTTACGACTGGCGAGTTCTTCACTCACCATGTAACGCGGGTCACGAATGAACTCCCCGTTCTCGTCGAAGTCCGCCGCCGTGTATTGACGTTCTGCCATTATAACCCCTTTATTCGATTATGATCGGGTCGTCAGGAGTACCTGAGCCGGTGATCGTGGGCGCTAATACGCCCTCTTGCTCGCGTACCTGCTGTGCGCTAAGGTCGCGGCTCTGCTCCATAACCTTCAGTTCTTCCTGCAGGTCTCCGAAGCGTGTCATGGTGAGGTTCCACCGTTCGAGTTTCTCTTCTCTGCCCTTCGTGCCGTACACGAGTGCCTTGGCCTGCTCTTCTGAGAGGCCTACCGTTGCGCCGATCTCGGCTACACGCTGCACTCCCTGCTCGACCTGCTTGGACTTGCGGGAGAAGTTGGCTAGGATCACGCGACGAAGACGCTCGGGGCTGGCTGCTGCCGTGCCGATCTCCTTCATGGCGTTCCTGAAGTCAGTATCTGAAAGCTGACGAGCGCCCGGCTCGTTTGAGCGGGCTACTGCGTATGCTAGCTGGATGATAGAGGAGCGGTATTCTGCTGCTGCATCACCAGTCTCTGACATGCCCTCGGGCAGTTCTACCAGAGAGCCGTACTCTTCTACCAGTCCCTTATCTTTGGGTCCGTTGAACATAGCCTCGCCCTTGCCTGCAGCGATCTCCTCCGGAGAGCCCTTGGCAATCTGTACGTTCCACGTAGCGCCTACGTTCTTGGCTGCGTCAGAGAGGTCAGTAACGAACTCAGTGATACGACCTGCACCGTCGAGGAATTCACCGGGCTGCTTGCCCGACTCGTCCATCTCAACGAACATATCTGCGATGGAGTTCATCACAGCACTCTGTGTGTCCAGTGCGTCGAACTGCATACGGAGTCCGGTCCTTTCAGATCCGGATATAGCAGAGTTGAACAGGCGTACCTTAGCGTCCCAGTCTAGGCCGCTTGGGTCCTGCACCCCACCATCTGTCATCTCTTCCTGCGCCAGTTCTCTAAGGCTGATAGCCTCTTCCAGCGTGATGAAGTTACGTATCTCAGTACCCTCGTCGTCTACGAAGAAGCCCTTCTCTGTGTCGTACCGGCCCGTAATCATCTGACCCTCTAGGTCTTCGAGCGAGTAGCGGCCCTCACTATTGGGGGCAACGATCGTGGTAGTCTCTGCGAGCTTCTGCCGATGTGTCTGGCCTTCGCGGACACGTTTCTCTTTGGCACCCGCTGTCTCTTCCTTCAGCTTGGCAAGCTCTGCCTGCTGCTGGCGGAAGTCCATGAATCTGCGTCCTGCTTCTGCGCTGATCTCTGCGGCGAGAGTAACGTCACCAGAATCGTAGGCGAACTTGCTCATCTGCCGCATCGTCTCGATAGCGGCTAGCTGAGGATTAGCTTCCACATCTGCGCGGAACTGCTCGTCCTCTTCCATCTTCTTCTGCACGCCTATCTGAGCGAACTCTTTCATCGCTAGGTCGCGCTTCTGCTCCGGAGAGAGCTCTGGCTTCTTGAACTTGTTGACAAGCATGGCACCAAGAAATGCGCCTGCCTGCTCTAGATCATTCTCACCTGCGAAGGACTCGTTCGGGTTTACGTTAGCCAGTGCCCCGGCCACGCGTGCTTGCTCTTTCTCTGCTAGGATCTGCTCTTGCGAGCGGTCCTCAATACCGAACTGCGAGAATAGCTTGATCTGGTCAGTTGCCATCTTATCCTCCTATCGCGCCGCTGCTGAACGCGCCCATGATACCGCTCCCCATTCCTGAGAGGAAGCCGCCCATCGGGCTGCCTGCGCCCTGCATCATGAACTGTCCTTGCTGCGCACCTGCGGCTGACTGCTGTCCGCCGAGGTTTCCGCCCAGTGCTATCAGTTGACGCTGGTTGGCATTGAGTCCTTGGATACCGCCAAACAATCCCAGTGCTTGGTTGATATTGCTCTGCTGTAGGTTCTGTCCGAAGCCCAGCATCTGCGTTACGTTCTGTAGTCTCTGCTGTCCACGCGTATTCAGTAGCTCATTGAAGCCCTGCTGTGCTTGGAGTCCCTGTCCTGCGGCCTGCTGTCCGAACTGCATGAGGTTCTGACCCATGCCGCTAAACATATTAGCTGCGCCGAGGTTGAACTGCTGGTCTTGTGCGCGTGCGCCAAAGCCCTGCCCAATGGCTCCCAGGCCAAAGGCTCGGTTCTGCTGACCAAGCTGGTTAGCGAACTGCTGCGCTCCCATAACCCGCTGGATGTCCGCCTGCTCTTGTGCGAGAGCTAGCTCACCTATCTGGCGCTCGCCTCCCGTCTGGGAGAGTACGCCCCTGTTGAACAGGTTACCAAACTTGGCGTTGACTGCACGCTCCTCGCCGGGACGGGCGAATGCCCGCTGCGCTGCGATCTGCTGATCTGCAAGCTGGGAGAAGTCTGTGTTGCCCAGAGCCTGAAGGCCCTGACCGAAGAGGTTCTGTGCCATCCCCTCGTTGATACCAGTCTGTCTGCTGCCGAAGGCGGCTGCTTGCCCGAGGGCTGCTTGTCCGCCCTGCTGCCCCATCATAGCGTTGTTCATGGAGTAGTTAGTAAACGCGTCCACTCCGCCTGCTAGGCCACTGGCGTCGCTCGACTGGAGCGCCCCCATCATGGTGCCCGGGAGCATTGCGTTGCCAAACGCGGCGGCGTTCTCAATAGACTGCTGGTTCGCAGCCCCGCCGCCCAGCAAGTTCATTGCCTGACCGCCGAACATCTCACGGAACTGCCTCGACTGTGCGTCGTCGCGTACCGTAGCCTGCCCGCCCGGGCCGAAGGTTACGCTACCACCAGCGCCTGTGATGTTGTAGGGATTGAACGCAGCGGCGTTCGCTGCGCGCTTCGCTGCCTTGGATTGAGCACTCGCTTTCATTGCTCCGCCTACTGCGGATGCGCCAACTGCCACTGCTGCTGTAATTGCTGCCATCGTTTATTCCTGTGTGTCAAAGAAGATCGTCAGTACGATCCTGCCATTAGTTGCACTCTCACCGAAGCCGTGTACTGGCTCTGCTCTGTGCATGAGCTTGCTGTCAAACATGACTGCCCGGTTGCGCGCCATATCTACTCTGTCGTATTCTTCCCACGCATCATAGACGTTTGTGTCGCGCTCCCAGTGGGTAAGGTCGTCGCCACTTGTGTGACGTACTAGGGCTGTACCGCCCGGTCCGTTCTGCCAGTAGAGCAGGAACGTGTACTCACCCATTGCTTCATCGTTATGTGCTTGGTGCGGTGCCGTGTCTGTAGCATCGCAGGTCAGTCTTAGAAATACTGTCCGGGGCGTAACGTTCTTTCCCAGAGCCCGTGCGCACTTGGTCATACAGTACGCTATCAGGTTGCGATTCACGTTAGCCGTGACGTCAGGATACTCAACACCATCTACTGGGTTCACTGTGCCGCTGTAGTCAGCAGCCCGGACCTCTGTCTCCCACATGCGGAACAACCGCTCGGGAACGAAGTCGTTCCAGACCTTCATCGGAACTGTCCGAATACAAGGTAGTCGCCAGTACTACAGGCGTTCTTGAGTCTCCCCTCTTGTTTGAATCCCAGAGAGCGAGCCATCTTGATGAAGTGATCGTTGTGTTCCTCTACGAACAGTACTAGCTTCGTGAGTCCCTCTTCTTGGAATATCTCGTCGAGGTCTTCTTTTGGGTCTGATACTGGTACACCAGTAACGCCCAGAATACCAGCGCAGTCGCTAATGGGACTAACAAGATAAATGACTCCTTCATCATTCTGATACGCTATCGCGCTTCCTACTTCCTTTCTTTCCATCTTTGTTCTCCTTTCTCTTGTGTCGCATGTCCATAGCTCGTTCGTAATAGAACCACGCACCAAGGGTTGCCGTGGCTATGCCTATGAGGCTAGCCGCGAATGTCGTAACTTCAGTAGCATCAGCTACCCAGCTATATGTTATAGACCCGGTTGCCATCATAAGGGTCGCTGTTGCTTTATCCACTCTCACAATTCCCTATCTCTTTGGTGTAGACCACCTCGTTCTTCTCATACCCTAGCTTGTTGTAAATGCTAGCGGCTACCTCGGGGCTGCTGTCTTCCATGGTAATCATTGACATGAAATCGGCCCCCTGCTCCTTGGCTGTCTTCTCCATCTCCTTCAACAGTGCAACACCGTATTGTCCTCGCACCTCTGGATCGATGTAGTAAGCTAGCTCCATAGCAGACGTGAATGTGGGATCGAATATGAAGGGAGTCACAATGACTAGCCCGAATCCTCTTACCTTGTTGTCCTCATCTGCAAGTACCGTGATGAATCCGTGGTCGTGTGTAATCAACCATAAGCACAGATCTCCTACTGCCTTGTCATTGTAGGGACGTCCTTTCTTGAAGTACGTCGTGTGCGTCCAGAACTCTTCACCGTGTTCTACTAGCGACACTATGTCCGCTATAACCCCCTCTCTAAACTTCATACTGCCTCCTTACAACTCTGTTTCTGCATTACCTCTGTAGTAGCCAGTCGCGATGATGTTCGTACCGCCACTGTCTGTTGCGATCTCTACTTTGACCTGACCTCTTGAGATGTTAAACCCTGTCGCGGCGGTCCAGTACCAGTAGCGTGACGCCCCCATAGAGAGCCACACACCAAGCGAGTCCGATCCTGATCCAGTAGGTGCCTCATCTAGCCCACCTTTGTCATCCCACGTTGCTCTGACATAGTACGTAACAGGAACCGGGGTCGTATGTGTAGTATCAGCAAGGTAGCCGTACCACTCGGGCTTGTCGTGCGCGCCAGTGGGGTAGGTATACTTTGTCAGATCGCCAGTAGAGTTGAATTTCCATCCAGCATCTGCGGGTGTACCAACTCCAAAGTCGTTATCCGTATGAGGAGCAGCGCTAGTACCCGACAGGTTAACGTGGGCCGTAGCGCTCTTTATCAGGGTCGCTGTTATTAAGTTAATCATGAGTCTGAGATGTCACCACCGAGTATCCACTCGTCTGCGGCGATCTTAAGTAGAACTGCTGTTCCGCCCGCCCGAACTCCGTCCGACGTGGCCGTCGTGCCGCCCGTGTTGAATACGGAGGTCAACGTGACGCCCGTAGCTGCGGTAATCGTGAGTGTCGATGCAGAACTGTTGCATAGGACAATGGCCGATCCGATAGTGAACGCAGTCGTAGCGTTAGCTGGGATAGTCCATGTACGTGCAGTCGTGCTGTTAACTTGAACCGTGTTAGCGTCTGTGAGAGCGAACGTCTGGGCTGCGTCAGTCGTAACTACCGGAAGTCCTGCCTCGTCTAGGGGCATGACCTTGGCTACGCCGCCGTCGCTCATGACTATCCCGTCAGCAGCAACGCTGAGGCCGGTGGCCGCAATCGTGCTGAGGGTCGAAGGATCGAAGTCAATGTCGTTTGTGTTAACAGTCATACCTACGCCCGCACCAACGTTGAATGTGCGCGAGGCTGCAATCGTACCGCCGCCCGTCAGGCCGTTACCTGCCGTGATGGTAACACCGCTGTGCGCCACATGCTCGTCTGCTACGAAGCCTGTGATATTGTCGTGGCTCATGAGAGCTTCGAGCGCAGTAGCAAGGTTAGTGCCCGTGATGGCACGCGATCCATTTGCACTGGCGTCGAACATGACTGCGTAGTCCGCCCCTAAGAACGTTGTCTCTGCCGTCAGGTCACCTGCGTCGAAGGAGAGTACTCCACTCGTGTGCGCCAGACCGTTGCCTGATGCCTGCGTTATTGCATCGCCCAGAGTAGCTGCAGTGATAACGCGCAGAGGGTCCGTAAGTGCATTGGCTTCTGCGGTTGTCGCCAACTCAACTGCACCAAGTGCCGTTGCTGACGCCTCCGGAAGCTGCCCGCCACCACTGAGGGGCGTGCCGCTGATACCTGCTGGTACAAGGGAGCCTGCACTGAGCGTGGCTATGCCACTGGCTGCGCCTTCACGAGACTCATCAACCTTAGAGTTGACCGCTGTGACTAGCGCATCGAATTCAGCATCCACCTCTGCGCCCAGAATGGTCTGTCCACTCTTGGCGGAGAAGTCGTCTTGTCTTGCATAATCTGACATAGTTTATCCCATGCGTCCTAGCTTGGCGTAGAGCTCAAGCTGTTGTAATGAAAACTCATTGCCGTTGATTGTTACATCAACACCAAACTTTAAGTACTTGCCGTTGCCTGCTGGCACGACCTTGCCCTCACGCAGTTGGGTGCCTCCGCCCCACACTGCCGTATCCCAAAGACCTGCGTCCCATGCTCCGCCAGACTCCGCACCAGAGAACACTTGGGTGCGAGTACTGTACGCATCCTCGAAGTCCCACGCCCACTTGTATGATACAGTGGTAGCTGCGTTGGAGAAGAAAACTCCGGACATTCTCTTGAGAATCTTGATAATCCCAGCCGCTCCTAGGTCAGTCCACCCAGATCTGTACTGGAATGTGTATGACGCTAGGTCGTCCTTTTGGCTGGCGTACTTGAACAGTTCGCCTGTGTTGGCTCTGTTCGATGCTAGTATATCGAGGTTAGCCCTGCGTATGAGAACTTGCGGTATAAGACCAGTCCAGTTCCCGAGGCAGCGTCCGCTACCGTCCTGCAGTCTGCCGCGAGTATCGAATACCCACGTCGTTCCAACCTCGTTCGATCCACTCGCCTTCGGAAGGGAAAGGAGGTAAAACCTATCCTTGGGCGAGTAGACCGATCGAAGACCTGCGACGCTAAAGCTATCGTCATTGATGTTAGTCAGGAGTGCTGACTGTACATTGAGACTCAAGTTCTGCATCGGATTACTGCGCTCTGTTACCAAGCGCCCGAGTGACATGAGGCCTGTCTCTGATAGGAACCAGAGGTCGCCGTCCACGTTCTGGATGCTCTCCTGAGAGATACATCCTACACCCGATATTACATCTGCTACGTATGCCTGCGTAGGATCGATACCAAGTACCGCACCAGCCCCGTCCGTAAGGAACAGGATGTTGCGCTTGCCGAACACTACGAGTGCACCGTTATGAGGGACTACCGCTTGGATAGTATCAGTGCCTTTCCATACGTTCTGGAAGTTCCAGCTACCTGCGTCTGCACTAGACCAGTCGGTCTCGTCGAGCAGGGCGGAGTACTTCAGGGTGCTGCCGTCGGAGTCAGAGATCCACAGGCGTCCTGCGAATGCTGCTCCTGCGCCACCAGTGGGCTCGTTGGAGGTATCACTGATGTGCGAGAATGTTGTGCCTGAGTATACGATGGGCTGCTTACCAGCCTGTACACCAACGATCTTGTCTGCGAAGTTGATGAAGTGCCAGTTACCATCTGTAAAACTAGCCGTGCCAGTTACTGCCGAGAAAGACACACCATCGTTTGTCGATGCTACAACCGTTGTGTCTGTAGTGAGGATGAGCTCTGTCGTTCCGTTGGCCTTCTCGTACTCGTGGCCTGAGACGAACGCCGCCCCGTTGGGCGTAGTCGTCTGATCGCTCCAGCCCATCCGGGCTGCGAGCCTGCCTGCAGAATCAACTACGGCATTCTTGAGAAGCGTGGCCCACTCTGGTCCCAGAAGAGAGCCGTCGTTCTCGCTGTTTAATCCTTGGAAGCCCGGTACAGCCAGCGGTATATGCTGAAGTGCCGCACCACCGTGTGTGCGCTGCGCCATTAATCTCTCCAGCTTTCGTAGCGGTTCGTCTTGATATTAGAGTCTGCTTCTGTCTCGATTGCTTGCTGAAGGAAGTTGATCCACCTGCGCTCCAAGAGGTTACCCGGCTCGCCGATCTCTTCGCCGCGCTCGTTGGCGGCTACCATGTGAGCATACGCCTCCAGCACGCGTGACGGCAATACAATGTCCGTCGCGTCATCTGTGCCATCTATGGCTAGAGCTTGTTGGGGGGTCCATATGGTGAGCCGAACCAGCCGGACGGCGTTCGGTGTGGGGTAGAGGCGTACCTCGTACCCGTCTCCGTCGGCGCGCATACGCCACGAGAAGACACTCGGGTCCTCGGTGTAGTCCCGGTCATTGGCATACATCCGCGCACGATCTTCCTCGTTGACTAGGCGGAGCCTGTTGAGAGGCGAGTCGTCGCTCGCGTCCTCATAGAGATCCACGATTGGGCGTATGCTAGAGTCTACAACTAGGAAGGAGTCCGAGTTGGTTACCGTGTCGGCATCATAGATTGCGCCGCCACCTGATACGTTGGCGCTGAGGTCATACGTTACTTGGGAGGCAACAGTGTCGAATCTGTTCTCCGTCATGTAGGCGCTCCATAGGTATGCGCCGTTCAGATCCTCTAGGCCGTCATTGACAAACATGGCAATTAGCTGTGCGTATGCGTTGTCGGCTACCGAAGATACCGTGTCCTCACGCAGCCTGCGTAGCACATTGTTTACTATTGTAAGTTGTGTTGCCATTATATTCCTTACCTAAATGTTTATGGGCCCGCGCCGCCAAGTACTGTAGCCGTGGCTTTCCACTCTACTGTGCTACCTGTCCATAGGACGTTACCGCCAGAGGCTGCGTCGTGCATACGAAAGTAGCCTGTTATAGTCTTGACGCTTGATCCTTCTGGAAAGCGTGTTATTGACAGATTGAAGTTCCGGTCTACGTTAAGCTGGTAGCGAGTCGAGCTTGAGTGTGAATCCCACGCTGTAGCGCCTGCTGTGCGTACGAACTCTACCCATACATCTGATGCGCTGCCTGAGTCAAGCCATACAGTACTGTTGGTTCTACCACCAGTAGTAGCTAGTACTTCGTATTCGTTGCCGTCGCTAGCAAACTCACATCCCTGATAGCATGTAACTGGGCCGGGATCATCCGCGTTGACGTTGATGTCGCCATCTGCGCGAGGGGACACCGTAGGTGCTGCTGCGGCTGCTCCTGCTGCGGCAGTAGTCCCATGTGGGAATGCACTCATGCTCATGCTGTTATACCGCTTCCCCAGATGTAGTACGAGGTAGATGCTGCTCTGTGGACGGTAGCTACGCCGCCGGGGGCAATCGTGCAGCCACCTGCCGTGTCTACTCGCCCGTTAACAGGGTCCATGTAGTACAGTGTCGTTCCTGAGCCTTCTGTCACTGTGACATCACCAGATGTGAATTTGTTCATTAGAGTTACTACGCCGTACACTGGGAAGTCTAAGTCTGTACTGGCAGCCAAGGTTACGGTGTAGGCTGTCGAGCTGGTTTTATCCCAGTACTGTCCACACTCTTCCGCACCGAGGGTGAAGCTGGTGTTAGCACTCGCAGCTCGTCGCATGACGTTGAAGCCTGCGTCGAGGAGGTTACCAGACT